GAAGGAATTGGAGAAGCTGGCCGCTTCTCTGGACGCCGAGAAGGGCGTCAATCACAAGCTTCTCGTGGAGAACGGTCTGAGCGCCGCGCTGACCAAAGCGGGCGTCAAGCCTGAATACATGGACGCGGCCAAGGCGCTGCTCCAGACGCAATCGAAAATCGAGCTTTCCGACATCGACGGCCAGCGCGCCGCGATTGTCGAAGGCAAACCCCTGGCCGAATTCGTCACCGGATGGGCGCAGGGCGACACGGGCAAGCATTTCGTCGCTGCCCCTGCCAATTCCGGTGGCAATGCCCAAGGGGCGCTCGGGGCTGATGGTTCCGGCAAAACGATGAGCCGCAAGGAGTTCGAGGGACTGCCGCCGGCCAGACAATCGGCGCTCTCGCAAGAGGGCATCACTCTCTCTGAATAGGAGCCATCACAATGGCGAATACCCTTACGAACCTGATCCCGACGATCTACAACGCCATGGACGTTGTGTCCCGGGAGCTGGTCGGATTCATCCCTGCTGTTTCGCGCGATGCGAAGGCGCAGGAAGCCGCTCTCAACCAGAGCATCATCAGCCCGGTCGTGCCGGAAATGGCGGCCGCAAACATCACCGCGTCGAACACTTCCTCGACCGGCACGGACGTGTCCTATGGCACGGTCTCGATGACCATCGACAACGCGCGCAAGGTGTCCTTCCACCTCACCGGCGAGGAGGAGCTTTCGCTCGGCCCGAATGGCGTGCCGATGGCGCAGGACCGCTTCGCCCAGGCATTCCGCACGCTGGCCAACGAGATCGAGGCCGACCTCGCTGGCCTGCATGTCTCCGCCTCGCGTGCCTATGGCACGGCTGGCACCACGCCGTTCGGCACCGCCAATGTCCTCTCCGACTTTGCCGAGTCCGGCAAGATCCTGGACGACAATGGCGCCCCGATGTCCGATCGGCACCTCGTCATCAATACCGCTGCTGCGGCGAAGATCGGGGGCGTTCAGTCTTCCCTGTTCAAGATGAATGAGGCGGGCTCGGACGACCTGCTGCGCCGCGGCTTCATCGGTGACGTTGAAGGCTTCCGCGTCGGCAAGTCCGCGCAGATCATCACCAGCACGGCTGGCACGGGGTCGAGCGCAACCACGGACAATGCCGGTTACTCGGTCGGTGACACGGTCATCACGCTGGCGTCCGCTGGCACCGGGACCATCGTCGCGGGCGATGTCATCACCTTTGCCGGCGACAGCAACAAGTATGTCGTCGCGTCTGGTGATGCCGATGTCTCCAATGGTGGCACGATCACGCTCGCAGCGCCGGGCCTTCGTGTCGCAATCGCGGCGTCGACCACGGCAATCACGGTCGTCGCTGCGGCCGCGCGCAACATGTTCTTCTCGCGCAACGCCCTGCAACTGGCCGCCCGCCTTCCGGCTCTGCCGAGTGGCGGCGATGCCGCTGATGACCGCGCCATCGTGGTTGACCCGGTTTCGGGCCTTCCGTTTGAGATCGCTGTCTACCGGCAGTACCGCCAGGTGAGCTACGAGGTCGGCATCTGCTGGGGTGTGAAGGCCGTGAAGCCGGAACACTGCGGCGTTCTGCTCGGGTGACGAGATGGGGGAGGGCGCAGGCTCTCCCCCATTTTCATTGATGAGGTGACGCCATGTCCGAAAAGCTGCCCGTGATCCAAATCAAGACCGACAACGGCCCGGTCATCATCAACAAGGCGGACTTTGACCCCGCCAAGCACGAATTGTTCAACGCCCCAGCCAAGCCTGCGCCTAAAAGGCGGGGCCGCGCTCGCAAGGCGAAGGATTAACCCATGTCCCTGATCACCGAAGACGGCACCGGCCTTGCGTCGGCTGAATCCTATCTGTCCGTCTCGGATGCGGACACCTACTGGTCGAACCGGGCCGACACGACCTGGAGCGCGGCAACTGACCCGGCCAAGGAAGCGGCGCTTCGCAAGGCCACCGAATACCTCGACGCGACCTTCCGCTGGATCGGCGTTATCGCCACGACAACGCAGGCCCTGGGCTGGCCTCGACTGGCCGCCTATGACCACGAGGACCGGCAGCTCGACAATCAGGTGCCGAAGCTGGTCGAGAATGCAGTGGCGGAGCTGGCCCTTGAGGCACTTTCCGCCGAGCTGCTTGTGACCGTCTCGCGCAATGATCGGGCAAGCCGGGTCAAGGCGGGCTCGGTCGAAGTGGAGTTCGAGCCGGGCGTGTCCGTTCAACGGGCGTTTGACCGTGCCGAGCGCATGCTCACCCCGATCGTCACCGCCCGCATTGGCGCTGGCTCAGTGCGGCTGGTGAAATCCTGATGGCGCTGCTCGATGAAATCGCCGGGATTGTCTACAGCGCCGCCAATGGCGTCGGCGGCACGACTTGGGACATCACCCTCAAGAAGCGTGGCGCCGCCACTGTGGACGCATATGGTGGCTATACGCAGGCCACCACGGACACGACCGGCCGCGGCTTCATTGAAGACTACACCGCCACCGCCCGGCAAATGGGCGGCATCCCGATCACTGACCGGAAGATCACGCTTTTCGCCGCGTCTTTGTCGGCTGACCCGGAGGTTGGCGACACCGTGACCGCGGAAGGCACCGATTACGAAATCATCACGGTGCAGCGCGACCCCGCCGCTGCGACTTGGGTCTGTCAGGCCCGCTAATTCAAGGACACCGCTATGGCCATCACGTCCAGCTTTGCAAACCTGGCGACTGTCACCCGCGCGTCGAAGGCATGGGATCCTGGCGCTTGGGATTTTACCAGCGGCGGCACGGTTGGCGCTCTGGTCGAGTATGCGGCCAATACAGCGCGCACCACGTCAGCGGGATTGGTGGTCGAGGAAGGCAGCACGAACGAAAACCGCAACCCACGAGCAGAGGGTGCGACTGTGGGCGTTCTTGGCTCGGGCGGCGCCATGCCTACCAACTGGGCGGCGTCGGGTGGCACGCGAGAAGTTATCGGAACCGGCACGGATGACGGCTGGCCGTACCTTGATCTCAAAATCACGGGCTCCTCGAATTGCACCATTTACACCGAAGGCAGCAGCGTCATTTCTGCCGCTTCGGGTGAGGACTGGACAGCCTCCTGCGGTTTCAAGGTTGTCGCCGGGTCTCTGACGAACGTTTCAATAGGCTTCGGCATCAATCAGATCGGCGCGGCGAGCGCTTTTCCGCAAAACTTTATCACTGGCACCCTCGGGGCAACTCATCGCCGATTCGCTTACAGCAAGACGCTCGACGCAAGCACGACCAACGTTCGGCCCTTCATTGTTGTTTATGCCGGCGGGGCGATAGACGTGACGCTGCGGATTTACGCGCCGCAGATCGAGCAACTTTCCTATCCGACTTCGCCTATTCTGCCGACAGCGGCCAGCCCGGCCGCAAGCACGCGGGCGGCTGATGACATCTCACTGCCGTTTGGCTCCTGGGGCGGGTCAAGTCACACGGTTTTCGTGGAATACACCCCGAACGTTATCACAAAGGGTTCGGATGGGACTGTTATGGACATTTCGGACGGCACTAGCTCGAATCGAATTGGCATTCGCCATGATAATTCTACCGGGTATCCGGAAGGCATTGTTTTGGTCGGAGGTTCATTTGTCGCGGCGCCAATCGGCGCCTCGTCCCTTGTTCTCGGGACTCCGACAAAGATAGCTATCGCTGTTGCTGCGGATGATGTCGCATTTTCCACGACTGGTGAAACTCAAGCAACCGACAGTTCTACGGGGTCTATATTTACGCCGACAGAAGTGCAGATAGGGGCTGCTTTCAATGGGACCGCATCAGCTTCGGGTTACATCAAAGACCTTCGATATTTTCCGCGCCGCCTGTCGAATGCGGAGCTTGAAACAATGGTGGGGAATTGATCATGGCCGGTTATTTCTACGCATACGCCAGCGAGGCGACCGCCCGAGCGGCCAAGCCCGATTGGTTCTGGCCGGACGAGGATGGTGGCTATTCCTTGCGCCGGCCTCGCGTTGTGGCATCCACGCGCGGCCTGTGGCTGGTCGAGCCGGTTCTGTCCGAGCCGGACGAAAACGGCGACCAAACCGTCATCACGCCCGGCGAGCGGTCGGCTGATTTCGTCATCCTGTCGCCGGAGCGCGACGGCACCGAAGCGCGGTTGATTGATCCGCCTGGACATCAAGGCTTTGCCTGATGGTCGGCGCGCGCATCACGGGCGTTGCTGACCTGCAAGTCGAAATGCAGAAAATCGGCCAGCGTTTCCAGCGCAAGGTCATTCGCGAGGCTTCGCATGTCGCGGCTCTCGATCTCGAACGCCATATCGTCACCTCGCTCAATCAAGGCCCGGCCACCGGCAAAATGCGCACCAATGGCAAGTCGCGCGCTTCTGCGCCCGGCGAATACCCGATGACGGACATGGGCATTCTCGCCTCGTCCATTTCGACCGATCGCCGCAACAATGGCGCGGACGTGACGGCCCGCGCGCCCTATGCCGAGAAACTTGAGTTCAAAGACCCGGAGCGCGGCGGGCGACCGTTCATGCGGCGTGGGCTGCAGGAGAACGAAAACCGGATTTATCAGATCGTCCTCTGGGCGGCTCGCCGGATTTTGCAAAGGCCCTAGCCATGCTCTCAGGACTGCCACTACTGGAAACCGTCAGGGCTGCTCTGACGGGCGACGGCCTGCTGGCTGGATTCATGGGTGGGACGGCGAACGTCTTCGCTCTGGACGCGCCGGACAATCAAGCCTTGCCATACATCACGCTCTCATTCGTCAGCGCGACGGATTGGAGTTCTGGCAGCTTCGAGGGTGATGAGATCCAATTCCAGGTCGCCGCTCATTTCGAGCGCGGCAAGTCTGGATCCGCAACGGGCGCGGTGGACGTTTCCAAAGCCATCGAGCGAATTCGTGACGTGCTCACTCATCGCGACGGCTTCGACCTCAATGCCAGCCCGGCGCAAGGTGAAACCGTCTCTCTCGATTTTCTGACAGGCCCCATGCGGGTCGCGCCGTCCGCCGACAAGCGGCTGGTGTCCTGTCGCTATGTCTCGGCCGCCATCATTCCTGGGCTGAATGATGATCCGGCAGGTGGCGTCGTGCTTGGAAAGGCGCGGGGCCAATCCATCAGCGGTGTCGTGACGTTCCGCGCTCTCATCAGCCCTTCCAACTAGGAGCTTTAATCATGGCCGCTCAAAAGGGTCTCGCCTATCTTCTCAAGATCGACATCTCGTCGACCTTCACCACCATCGCCGGCATGCGCTCGCTGCAGATGCGCCTCAACCGGACGCCGGTCGATGTGACCAATGCCGACAGCTCGGGCTTTGCCCGCGAGCTGCTTTCGACCGCCGGCAAGAAAATGCTCGACGTGTCCTTCTCCGGCATCTTCACCGATGCCGCGGCCGACGCGGCGCTGCAGACCGACTTCGAGGCTGGCACGCTGCGGGACTTCCAGATCATCATCCCTGATTTCGGCACCTATGAGGGCGGCTTCATCATCACCGAGCTGAGCCACAACGGCGCGTTCGAGGGCGGTGGCGAGTTCTCCATCTCGCTGCAATCGGGCGACGCCTGGGCGTTCTCGGCGGCATAGGGGCTGACGCATGGCAAATAAAGCCCGCGGCGAAGTACGGGTCGAGATCGGTGGCGAAGCGTTTGTCTTCGTCGCCAATCTTGGTGCTCTGGCCGACATCGAGGAAGCCCTCGACATGCCGTTCCCGCAGGTCGCGGCGAAGATGCAGGCGGGCGCGGTCTCCGTGCGCGTTCTGCTGGCCTGTGCCGAAGCCTTCGCGAAAGCGGGCGGGGCATCGGACGTGTCAGCTCTGCGTGAGTGCAGCGACCTGACCGGCCTCGCTGGCGCGGTCGGCGCGTGTGTCTCGGCGGCGTTCGCTGGCGAGGACAAGCCGGGAAACGCCGAAGGGGCGAAGACCTAGCCGAAATCCCCTGGCGCGGCTGGATCGCGCTGGGCATCGGCAAGATGGGCCTTCGCCCTGCTGACTTCTGGGCCATGAGCGTTGTGGAGTGGATGGCGGCCGCCGAAGGCTTTGCCGAGTTCCACGGGGCCGGAAAGCCCGACCTCCCCACGATGGAAGAAATCGAAGCGGCCATCGCATGGGATGAGGCGCGACAGAAGGGTTAAGCAATGGTCAGCGCGGGCGAAGTCAAAGTCCACATTACCGGCGATATGCGTGACCTAGATCTCGCGCTTCGTCAGGCCCAAGGCGCCACCAGCCGGGCGACCAATCGCATGGCGGCCGACTTCGCAGCCCTTGGCCGTCAGGTGGCAATGGTCGGCGCCATCATCGGCGCCGCGGTTGCTGCCGGTGTCGGCTTGGCCGTGCGCGAGGCGGCGGGCGCTGAGGAAATCCGCTCGAAGTTCAATGCGGTTTTCCGTGGTAGCGCGGACGATGTGCGGGCCTGGGCTGAGACGACCGCCGACGCGGCCTCCCGCTCGTCAATCGCGCTTGAACAATACCTCTCGACCTTTCAGGACACGTTCGTTCCGCTAGGCTTTGCCCGTGAGGAAGCCGCGCAATTCTCGCAGACCCTGACCCAGCTTTCGCTGGATCTGGCCAGCTTCAACAATGAGAGCGAGCCGGACACGGTTCGCGCGCTGCAGTCTGCGCTGGTCGGCAATCATGAGACCGTGCGTCGGTATGGCGTCATCATTGATCAGGCCGCACTCAATTCCGAGCTGCTCAATATGGGCATCCGGGGCGGGACGGACGCTGCCACCGCGCAGCAAATGGCGATGGCCCGCCTGAATATCATCATGGCTGGCACTGTTGACGCGCAAGGCGACGTTTTCAGGACCGCCGACAGCGCAACAAACCAATATCGTGAGCTGCAAGCCGAGATCCGTGATGCGGCGGTTGCCATTGGCGACAGCTTCATGCCCGCCGCCCGCGTTATGATGCAATGGGCGATGGACATCATCCCGTGGATTGAGAAGCTCGGAACCTTCCTGGGCAACGTCTTCGACACATTCGGGCGCACCTTTGCCGAGGATCAATTCACCCCGGTCAGTGCCGGGGCGATCGAGGCGGAAATCACCGCGATCGAGCGGGCGCTTGAGGGTTACTGGGAGACGATCGAGCGTAACGAGCGTCGGGGCGGGCAAAGCATTGGGGCGTTGCGCTCGTTCTTGGGTTCCGGGTTCCTGGACGACCTGAACGAGAGCTTCCCGCAGGCAAACGGCTCACCAGACATGACAAGCATTGGCGCGCAGCTGACCATTGTTGGCGCGCTGGATGAACGTCTTGCCGAGCTTCGCGGCCAGTTGGAAGACCTCACTGAGACCCAGGACGACAACACCAGCTCGACGGACAACAACAACCGCTCGCGCGCTGCGGCGACGGCTGAGCTGGAGGACTATCTCAACGGTGTCGAGCGCACAGTCGAGGCAGAGCGCCGCCGCTTGGCCGAGCAGACCGCGCTGCAAAACAAGATCAAAGAAGCGGCACCCATGATGCGCACGCAGGAGTCGCTGAATGAGGCGTCGGCGGCTTTTGAGCGGTTCACCATCGACAGCGAGCGCGCAGCATATTCCGTCACCGAGGCGATCGGCGGGGCCTTCGACAACATGGCCCGTGGCATCAGCGTGACATTCCAGGACCTCGCCAGTGAGATCATGTCGATCATGGCTCGCATCGCGTTCAATAATCTGATCGCCCGGCCGATTGCCAATTTCACGCAGGGCCTTTTCGATGGCGCGCTCGGCAGCGTCTTGGGAACGGGTTCCGGCGCGGCCGTGACCAGCGCGGCCAGTAAGGCAGGGGCCCAGCCGGTCGGGCAGACCATCATCAATATCGACGCCAAGTATGCGACCGAGGGGACGGCCCAGATGATCGCCCGCGCCTTCCAGCAGAACGCGCCGGCACTGGTGCAACAATCGGTCTCGGCCTCGGTTGAAGCCGTCACCCAGCAGTCAGGCATGAGGAGCGCGATCTAATGGTGGCCAGCCTTCCAACCGCGCCCGGGCCGCGCCGTGTCAATTTGCGCCTCGCAGCCAATAGCGCCAGCCATGTCAGCCCGATCACCGGAGCGACACAGACAAGCGCCCGCTTCGGCGCAATGTGGATGCTCGATATTGAGCTCCCGCCCCTGTCGCGCCGGCAGGCCGGGGAGTGGCTTTCCGTCCTGGCCGACGCAAATGGCGTCTCAGGTTCGATCTATGCCGGGCCTCATTGCCCGCGCCCGGTCGATTACTATGACGCCACGGTCAACCCCAACCACCCGCAATCTGCCAGCCTGTCGCTGGATTTCATCGCCGGGGAGTACGCGGCCCGCTGGGTGACAACCCCGGCGCCCTTGGTTGACGGCGGATCGCAGACCGGCACGACGCTCGATACAGACGGGTGGAGTGAAGGCGACGGCCTGAACAAAGGCGACTGGATCGCGTTCGAGAACGGCACCTTCCGCGAGCTGCACATGGTCACGGCTGACAGCTTCGCCGACAGCAATGGCGACATGACGATTACGCTGGCCCCGAAGATCCGGCGCAGCCCGTCCGACAATGCCGCTTTGATTATCGAGCGCGCGACGGGCGAGTTTATCGCGGCCGACAATGACCAGGCCGCAGAGGACTTCGACGGCGTGAACGGGACGCGCTCGATCGGTCTCAAGCTGCGAGAGTTCCTGCGATGAGCCAGACAGCCAATTTCAAGTCGGAAACAACCGCCGCACAGAACGCGCCCTTCGCGATGGTTCGGCTGGATCTTCCTTCCGGCACTGTGCGTTTTTTCACCGGCATCGGGGAGCTATCATGGGACAGCCAGACATGGACCGGCGCGGGCGATCTGGGCTTTATTGGCCCGCTGGAAAGCGCCACGGAATTGCGCGCCGGCAGGGTACAAATCGGCCTCTCGGGTCTAAACTCATCGGTCAAGGCTGACGCGCTCAATGAGCTGGTGCGCGGCTCCGATGTCTACATTTACCTCGGCTTTTTCAATCTCGCGACGGACGCCATCATTGCCGACCCCTGGCTCGCTTTCTTTGGCAAGGTGGATGAGCCGTCAGTGACCGAGAAAGAGGACGGGATCGACATCACCGTTTCTTGTCTCGATGGCGTCGGCGCGGCGCTTCGCCGGACAGAGCATCGCCGGAACGGGGCCGATCAGGAAGCCATTTTCTCCGGCGACGAGATCTTCGAGTTCGTGGCTGATAGCACGCCACTCAATTGGGGCGCGCCCGGCGCGGCTGTGACCGGCGGCAATAGTGGCGGTGGCTCCGGGGCCGGCACTGGCCTCTCGCCCGGCCGGACGCTTCGCGATTATTAAAGACCGCGCGCGGCTCGAGGCTTTCCTCATCCGCAACCGATGCAAGCCGGTCGACTATCGGGCATGGGATTGCGCGCGCTATGCCGCCGCGTGGCTGGCCGACAGTGGCCATCCCGTCAGCCTTCCGCACTGGTCAAACAAGTTCGGCGCCCTGCGCGTCATCCGGCGCAACGGATACCGCTTGGCCGATCTGATGGCCGATTACGCGGGAAGCCCGACAAACCCCGCCCGCGCGCCTTGGGGTGCCATCGTGGCCCTGCCTTCGCCGCCTCTTGATGCCTTGGGCATCGCGGACGGCTCCTCCGCAATCTTCCTAGCGCCGGATGGCGGCTATACGCGCCGCCCGCTACGCGCCTGCTCTCATGCCTGGGTGATCTGATGCCTCCTGTCGTTGGTGCTGTCACGACCTTTATTGCATCCGCGCTGACCGCCGGATTCACGCAATCGGTGGGGGCCACGCTTTGGGGCTTTGCCCAGCGCGCCCTGATCTCGGTCGGCCTTGGCTTGGCGTCCAGCGCGCTGACCCCGAAGCCCAAGTCTCCCAGCTTCAATGATCCGGGCCGGCCGCTGGCATTCCAGCCAAACCCGGACGCGCCGCGGCAGGTGATTTATGGCGAGACGGCCATCGCCGGCCAGATCATCGCCCAGCGCACCTCCTCCAATAACAAATACGCGCACTTTATCGCCGCCCTCGGCGATGGCGGTCCATATGAAAGCGTCGAGGCCATCCGGCTCAATAATGAGACCGTGACGCTGGACGGCTCGGGCTATGTGACCGCCCCGACCAAATGGGCGAGCTCTAAATGCCGGATCGAAACCAAGCTCGGCACGGAAAGCCAGACGGCATTCTCGTCAGCGGTTTCCGAGATCAGCGACTGGACAAGCGACCATGCCGGCAAGGGCGTGGCGCTGGCTCATCTGCGCTATGAGTACGACCCGGAAGTCTGGACGAGCGGCATTCCTTCACCTCTGTTCATCATGCGTGGCCGCAAGGTTTACGACCCGCGCCTCGACAGCTCGCCCGGCAATGACCCGACGAATGCGTCCTATATCGCATGGTCTCAAAACCCGGCGCTCTGGGCGCTCGACTATATCCGGGGCGTCGAAACAAACGGGACGCGCATCCTGGGCTTGGGAGTTCCCTCCGCCCTGATCGACTGGCAGAGCTTTGCTGACGCTGCGGACGTGTGTGACGAGACGGTCGCGGTGAAGGCGGGCGGCACGATTGCCCGCTATACCGGCGGCGGTGGCATCGTCTCGGCGGCTGACGATCCGATTGCCGTGCTTGAAGCCATGATGTCGGCGATGGCCGGCGTTCTCACCACGCGCTCGGGCCTGATCTCGATCTATGCGGGCGAGGCCCAGACCGCAACCGTCACGCTAACCGATGACGATCTAGCCGGGCCGATCCGGGTGACGGGCGCGCGGTCTATCCGCGAGACGGCAAACGCGGTCTCTGTCCAGTATCGCGAGCCCTCAGCAGGCTATAATTTCGCAGGCGCTCCGGCCTATCGCAATTCGACTTGGGAGACCGAGGACGACAGCGAAGTGCTGTGGACCGAGCTACGCCTGCCTTTCACCGATGACCACCGCGTTGCCCAGCGCCTTGCCAAGATCCACGGCGGCAACAAGCGCGAGCCCCGCGAGATTTCCGCGCGCTACAAAATCAAGGCCATCCAAATTCAGGAAGGCGAGGTCTTCACGCTCGACAGCGACAGCTACGGGTCGGCGGCGAATGGGAAATATCGCGTCGTCTCGAGGAAGATCAACCCGGACGGCTCTGTTGACATCACGGCCCGCTCGGAGACGGACAGCAAATACGACTGGACCGCCGCAAGCGAGGAGCAAGACCCGCCGGCCGGCACGGTCGCCGCCGCTTCAACGCCGACCACGGCCACCCCGACCGGCTGGAGTGTGACGGCGACAGAGGTCAGCGGACCACAAGGCGCGGTTCAAACTGTTCTCAATATCGCAGCTCCGGGCAGCATCGACGCCTCGGTCCTGTCCGTCGAAATCGAATATCAGCGGCAAGCGGCCGCTAGCCTTGGGCTGGACTTTCTCGGCTCGCAGTTTTCCAGCGAAAGCGGATCTGTTGCCGGGGATAGTGACTATATCCCGGTTGCGACCCTTTCGCGCGCTCAAGCCTTGAACGGCTACCGCATCCCGAACGTCGAGCGCGCGCGGGGCTATTCGATCCGCATTCGATACCGCAGCTCGTTCTATATCGCCTCGGATTGGCTGACGATTGAAGCGGCGGTCGATCAGGGCGGTGCCGCTCTGGCTGCGCCTAGCGGCTGGACCGCTGCAGGCTCGACGCAGACCAGTGCTGAGGGCTATGCCCGGCCCGTGGTGACAGCCACCGCCCCGACCTCTGGCGTTCCGGCAAGCGCAAGCCTTGTGGCAATCGACATTCGCAAGGTGACGGATGCCGAGTTCTCAGACCAGACGGTCTTGAGCCGAGGCGAGGCAGCGCGCGGCCGCACCATCCAGGCCATTGCCGGGAATAGCTATTACGTCCGCGTGCGGTATGGCTCCGATGGTGGCGTATGGGGGCAGGCCCAGATCATCCCGGTCAGCGTGGACGCGACAGGCGCTGTTGCCCTGACGACCTTCGCGGTCTCCTCGACCTCGCAGACCTCTGGCAGCTTTGCCTTGCCGGGCTTTTCCGCTTCATGGGATGCGCTGTCTGGCGATGACCTGCAGCGCACGCGCTCGATTGCGGTTCAATATCGGCTCGACGGCACAACCAATGTGACCACGCTTTATGTGGAAGCCGACGAAACGGCCAAGGCTGTTGCGGGCCTGATCGGCGCGGCGACCTATAATGTCCGCGCGCGGGCTGAGGACGTTTACGGCGGCGGGAGCTGGACGAGCTGGTCGGATGTGACGGTCTCGTCAACATGGACGGTCGGCGGGGCCACCTCGGTCGGCTGGTCCGGCGTTTCTGACGATGACGGAAACCGGCCTGAGCCGAACGCTACGCTTGGCGCAACGTGGGGGGACAACGTTGCAAGCATCCCGACGAACCTGGCATCGCTTGTCGGATCAGAAGGCATCGAAAACAGCGCTGTATCTATTGCCGCGGACGGTTCCCTTTCCGGTGCTGGTGGAGGCCAGGTCACAATATCCGGCCTTGGCTATACTGGCGCCCTGAACGCAACGGCAGGGGCAGACTGGGCGACCAATCTGGCCAGCCGGCCGACAGAGCTGACGGACGGGCGAATTTCTACTGCGCTCAACGCATCCGGCCTGTTGCAAACGAATATTCCGAGCGCCTCGCAAGTCCCATCGCTTCCCGCCTCGCAGATCGGCTCTGGTACATTTGCGGACGCCCGAATTGCATCCAGCAGCGTGACGCAGCACCAGGCTTCGATCACCATTGGCAACAGTCAGGTGACAGGGCTGGGCGCTCTGGCGCTGAAAGCCACAATCGACAGCGCCGGTCTTCTGTCTGATGGCGTGGTGTCCACCGCCAAGCTGGCTGACAACTCGATCAATGACGCGAAGGTCGCGGCCAACCGGTCCTTCATCCAAGAAGGCGCGGGCGTGCCTACCGCCATGGCCCGCCGCATTTACAATGACACCACGAATGACGTGGTTTGGTATGATGACGGAACGAACATTCGACGGATCTCTCGCGAGGCAATCCAAGACAACCTCGGCAGCAACACAGGCTTTTCAGGCTCTGCCTACAAGGTTGTCGTGGCCGTCGAGCTGCCGGGCCTGAAGGAGCTTGACCTACTGTCGATCCAAACCCTGCAATCCAGCTTTCAGGGGCCGGACGAGGCCACAGCCGCGGCTGTGGTCGGCGAATGGGCCATCGGCATTGTGGATGCCTCCCGGTCGCCGGGGGATGCGTGGTTAGGCACCGGGACCGAGAACATCATTGCGGATGGCCGCACGATAACATTCCAGCTTGACGGTTCTGACGTGGTTGTGAATGGGGACGGCATCGACGGGCCAATCCTCGAGGTTCGCGGGTATCG